GAAAGCAGCAGTATGAACAGCAGGCTGATCCTCTTCGCATTCGTCAAATGCAACTTGCTAATGATGTTTCTTTACAGAACCTGGGTAGGATGACACGGGAAAACAAAGAGGGTGATTTTACTTCTGATGCGCGTATGCAAGCCGAACTAAAGAAGCATCTTCTAAGTGCTTCTCAAGCAGATTTGGATCAAGTGGCACAACACGGGCAGAGGTTGGCATATAGCCAAAATCCCAAGGAACGCGCTATTGGTCAGGCTCTGCTGCTGCAATCTAAGGAAGCTATTCAGGAACGTGAGAAGATTCGTCTTCAGGGAGCTCAACAACAAGAGCTGATGCGTATGCAAATTGATGCTGGTAGGTTTAAGAAAGCCGACAAGGGTGGTCTCACCTTTGAGCAGTCTCTTAGTAAGTTTAAGAAAGCACATGAACAACATCAAGCATTGGTTCAGCAAGCATTAATGGCACGCCGCGAAGGTAATGAACCTCTAGCGGAAAGTTATGAGGCTCGTGCAGAGTCTATTAGGCCACAGGCTGAAGCAGAACTTCGTATGCTACAACAACCTGGGCAAGTTGACTTGGCTGCCACTGGTGGCATTGCTGTTACGCCACAAGGGTCCATTGCTCCGCAGAATAAAGGACCGACTGTTAAACTTACTCCGCAGCACGAAGACTGGGTTAAGCGTGCCTTGGCTGCAAACCCTGGAGCAACACGAGAACAGATTATTGAACAGGGGACCAAACTAGGGAAATTTAAATGAACTTCATTGATCCAGACAGCTTTGTAGACCCTGACCAACACCCTAAGGGTGCTTGGTCAGAGGTGTATAAGAAGTATCTTGCTGAGGCCCAACATAGGGCCTCTCGTGCGTCTATTCCTGGAAATGAGGCTTATGACAAAGCCCCTCCAATGTCGTATGATGAGTTCTCCAAACTAAAAGATAAAGAGTATCGAGATCGTTTAATTGCTGTTCCTGAGACTGCTCTTCACATGGGTCTTGGAATGGGTAGTGCTGTCTTGGGTGGTTTGGTGGCTCCTTTAGCACCTGTGATGCCTTGGGCACACACTCGTGATCCACAGAAGATGTTTGAGGACATTTCTGCGTTGCCATCAGCGATTCCTAAACTTAGTGATAAAACAGATGACTATCTACGGTCAGTGGGTAGTGTTATGCAGGCATTTCCTGCTACTGGTAACTACCCAGGTTTGCTTCGTCCTATGAAGGTTGGACAGGCTGCAGCCCCCACTGTACAAGCCAATCTTAAGGCTCTTGCGGAGAAAAAGAAAGCGGCTGCTGTAGAAGTTCCTCCTGTAGTGGACACACCCATCCCAGACACCTTAGCAAATCGTGTTAAACAGCGTGAAGAAACCCCGTTAACTCCCTCCCAGCTTAAGGAGTGGAAAGACACACAAGATAAGTTTACTGCTTATCAAAAAGAACAGGAACAACTCTCCCGTGCTAACCAAGCACAAGAAGCCATTAATGCTCGTCAAGCTGCTTTAGAGCAAGACGTCGCTACACAGACCAACCAGGATTTTAATGCTGCTGAACGTGCTCGTCAAGAACAAGCCCCCACAGGTTATGCTGATTGGGTGGAACAACAACGTCAGTCGGCTAATGAACGTCAGCCGGGGAATAATGCTCCCATGGAGTTTGAGAGCCCCTATCCTGTTGATGCTAATGACTACCCCCATGTCCTGGGGGATGCTCCTTATCAGCCTGATAATTTTATTGATCCAGACACTGCTGGTCAGAAAGCACTTCCTATTACGGTAGCAGATACACTACAAACTGGTATGAAGTCAGAAGACCCGTTTGCTCGTACCAATGCTTCACGCACTGTTGCTCGTAACATCCTTGAAACAGATTTGCATCCTCCTATTATCAAGACGGTGGACGCTCGTAGATTTGGTGGGAAACAGAGTGGTGCTGTCGATTTCCAAGCCATTGTTGATTTGTTTCCTCGATTCAAGGGCACCAAGGTTACTGAACCAGTTTATCATGGTCGTACTCGTGGATTTAGAACAGGAGACTTTAACACTAAGAGGGGCTTCAAAAGCTACTACGATGAAACGGGTGGTGTAGACTCTTCTGGGTTTATTTATTCTCCAAAGCGTGCATACCCTGGAGACTTAGGTGCTTGGTTTAGTAGCACTGGTAAAGGTACGGACACTTTTGCGGGGGCTCGTACTGGTGTCTCTGGCGGACAGGTGCATCAATCCTACATCAATCTACAAAGTCCCAAGATATTTAAAACCCATGGTGACTTTATAGACTGGTTCCATAGTCAAACCGCTAAAGGTGAGTCTGCATCGAAGGCTCGTCGGTCTTTAATAAAAGATGGGCATGACGGCATTGTTATTGAAGAGTCCATGACGGATGGTGGTGGTCTTCGTAGTGACTATGTTGTATTTGATTCCAACAACATTAAAAATGCTATTAGTCCTCAAATGAACTCTGGTATGGCTCGTGGACAGCGAGGAGCCATGGATTGGGGTGATAGTAAAACTAATGATTTCTTGAAGAAGTTAAATCCTTTTTCCAGAGAGAATAGATTCACTAAAATACAACAGCAGACCAAAACTCTTGCAGAGAACTTTCAAGAGTCGTTCCCTGTAGCCAGTAAATGGCTACAGCAAAGGAGTGTGCAGGAACTTATCAATGACATGGTTGATGCTGATAAAACAGACAACCCCATCCAATATTGGCAAGAAAAACTTGCTGGTGTAAGTGCTGCTGAAGACCCCACCATTGGGGGTCAGATGAAGCCTATTGGTAGAAACGCCAGTTATGGACAAGCTCGTGGTCCTAGAGATATGATGGAAATTGTTCTCTCTCCAGAAGAACAAGCTGCTGCTTTGGAAATGGCACAAACGATAAAGTATCTTCGTGATGAGTTTACTGTGTCTAAGCGTAAAGTTCCAGAACCCAGTGATGTAAATCCAGATTCGTTTAACTGGCCTTCTGGTAAAGACCCTATGGGGCATGATGAACGGATGAAGAATCCACAATATAAAGCCGCCTATGAAAAACAGGGAGCGGAGATTGCTCGGTGGAATAGAGAGGTACAAAAACTAGACGAACAGTTTGCAGAAGAGTATGGCTTTTCTCCGAAACATTTTGATGGTATGTCTCTGGAATATGGGTCACCAGAAGACCATGTCTGGGGTGTTATTTTTGGTGTTGCTGATAAAATAAAACATGATGAAGATAGTGCCATCACTGCTTATGGTCTGCGGGGATTCTCTGGGATGGGAAAGAATCAACGAGGTGCCATAGACTTCAGTGGATTTAATAAAGCTAAACAAAAGCTTATTGAAGATGCTACCAAGTCTAAACTCTGGGCACAAGAAATCACGGGTCAGCAGGTGGTAGATGAAGCTCTTGCTCATGGTAAAGATGCTAAGGGTGCAACCAATTTCTCTGGTGGTGGTTCTTTAGAAGCAGAGAAACGTGCTAACCCTCTTGTTAGGGGTGGTGTCCGGATTCTCCAACGCTTTAAGAATCAGTCTGAGAATGCTATTCGTGAAAGTGTCTTCCCTGCAGAAACCGCTCTTCGTAAACTGTCTCGTAACGAGCTTGCCGACTTAGGGGAAGCCTTCAAACAGGAGATGTTCCTGCGTGAGCGATTCTCTATGGAAGAACTGGCTCAGGCTGGTTTGAATGAAAAGCAGTTGCTGGCGTACAAACGTACTCGTGACATGTTCACCGATGCCTTGGAAGCCCAGAACAAGGTTAGGGAAATTCAGGGACTTAAGCGGATTTCTGAGAATGAGGCTTACCTGTCTTCTCGTTGGCAGGGGGATTTCCGTATGCCATTCCATGATGAGAAGGGTCGGCTGAAATGGTATCTGGCTGCAGATAGCAAGCGGAGTTTGGAGAAGCAGGCAAGTGAACTCATGTCTAGATTCCCTGGTGAACTCACTCCTGGAGATATGTCCATTGTTCGGTCTAGCAAGCGTGGTACAGATGCTCAAAGCATCTATACACAGATGCTAGATGTTCTTGGTAGGGATGATCCTGCTGTTGCAAAGATTGCTAAATGGGTGGAGGAATCCACTGTGGAACAAGGTCGTAAGACTCTGGGCCAAGAGAAGCACTTTGAACCCAAGGCAAACGTCAAGGGTTTTGTTGGTGATCGTCCTTGGAACAACCCTAAGCAAGAAGCCATTGACATGTTCCAGCAGCAGATTAACTATGCTAAGAATGCTCACAACTGGACTAGTATGCAACTTGCTGGTCAAGAGTTGAAGCACATCTTTGCTAATGAAGATTTAGCGAATACCCAACCACACGCTCTTAAGTATTTAAAGGAGTATTACGCAGACAACTTAGGCTTTAATGAGCATCCTGTTGTCAAGGCATTTGAAGACTTTGTTAGGGACTCTGGTTATTCTCCTAACATGATTGGTCGTGGTATTGGTAATGTGAAAGCTGTCTGGGTGTTACAGAAACTGGCTGTAAACGCTGGCTTTGCTATTAGCAACGTCATCCAAGCATCCAACATGCTACCACACTTGGCTGATCTAACCATCAAGCACGGTGCCAACCCTTTGAGTGGTTTAGCTTTAGGTATTCCTACTGGGTTGGCAATGGCTGCTGGTCATGCTACACAACAGCCTGGGAAGTTCCATAGAGCTCTTGGTGCTATTCCTGGGTATGACGTTTTCATTGCTCGTGCTATGAAGTATGCAGAAGACAACTCTGTGATTGCTCGTTCCATTTATGACGAAAGTCCTATTGAGAGCAGCTTCAGTGCTGCTGGGCAAGCGTCTAAGGTACTGGGTAAAACCATTACAGCACCAGAAACTGTTCTTCGTTCTGTGGTGTATATGACTTATGTGAATGCTTTGAAGCATAGCAAGAAGATGAAGAATGATGTGGATATTTTCCGTCTCGCTGAGGAAAAGACAAACATCTCTATGGGTGACTACAGAGAGGGTGAGCGTGCTATGGTCTTCAATAAAATGGGGAACTTGGGAAATGCTCTTAACACTCTGCAGACCTATCCCATGAACTTCTACAACCAATGGGTGTGGGCTGGTAAGGAAACTGTTCGTGGCAACCCTGTTCCTGCAATGGTAATGCTTGGTGCACAAACTTACATGGCTGGTGCAATGGGTATTCCTGGGTTTGCTGAAGCAGATAAGCTTCTTGAGTATATCAAGGATCACTTAGCTGAATCTGCTCCAACTGCTTGGAACAAGGTGAAGAACTTCTCATTAAAGAAAATAATGCTGGATGTGAGTCCAGACCTTCTTTATGGTGGTGCTTCTGGTCGTACTGGTGTGGCTTTAACTGCTCGTGCTGCTGCTCCCATTCCTAGTGAAATGGTACAGACTCCTGGGGCTCCTGCTGTAGACTTGTTGAAGCAAGGTGCTAGTGTTGTGCAGGCTGCTGTTGATCCGACTGATAAACAAAAAGTAGCCCAGGCAATTCTCAACACTGCTCCGACAGGTTTACAAGGTGCTTTGGAAACGGGGCCGTTACAGAACCAGACTTCAGTGCAAACTGGTGATACTCGTACCTATGGGAAGATTAAAGACTTGTCTGCTATGGAAGGACAGGTGGCGAGAACTCCCCAAGAGGAGTCTCTCCGGGCATGGGGCTTGCGTAGTCAACGAGAAGTGTCTGAGCGTGATCAAACATACGCAACACAAAAGCATATAGCACAGGCTGCTCAGATTACTCGTGACTTGCCTGGAAAGATTTACAACAAACTGGCTACAAACCAAACGGATGACGCTAGGGAATACATTGAGCTTTATGCAGAGCTTTCTGGAAAGGCCCCAACAAGGCAGCAACTGGAAACTCAAATTATCGCTCGATTTACTACCCCCGGTCAGAGGCTTAACATGAAGAAGAACATGCCTCTGGAAGCTGTATTAGCTGTGAAGCGTCTTCACGAAACATTAGATAGGATGAACTATGCAAATTAGTTTTAATGGGATTCAGTCCCTGAAGGAACTGGAGGGCTTTCGGGAGAAAGCCTACAAGGACACTGGTGGTGTGTATACCATAGGGTATGGCACCATCAAGTGGCTTGGTAAGCCCGTTGAAGCAGGGCAAACTATTACGGACAAGGAAGCATTGCTGGCTCTACAGGCCGATTTGGCCTGGGCGCAAACTGCTGTGAATCAACTTGTCCGTGTTCCGCTAAAGCAACATATGTTTGATGCTTTAGTTTCTTTTGTGTATAACATTGGTGAGAATGCTTTCAGCAAGAGCACCATGCTGAGGCTGCTTAATGAGGGAAAGTATGACCAAGCAGCCGAACAATTCAAACGCTGGAACCAGGATAATGGAAAAGTAATTCCTGGTTTGGTTTCTCGTAGGAAGGTGGAAGAGAGCCTGTTTAGGGGAGAATAGTTTTCTTAACAGAAAACAAAAAAGGGGAACTCAAACGAGTTCCCCTTTTCTTTTATATCGAATAAACTTTACATCCTAGTCCTGTGCAAATATCATGCTTTGATGCCAGTAACACAGCTTCCTTTGGTGTGCTGCCAGCAGCCATAGCACCAATGGCAAAATCACTACCACTACCAATGGCGAAATGCTTTTCAGGAATGTACATCCAATTGCGTAGGTCCATTGAATGGTGTATATGGTTCTTATCTGTCAGCATTAGGAATTCAATATTCTTGCATTTGGGTGGGTTGCCTTCGGCTCCAAGAGCAAAGAAGGAAACTATGGTTCCCCACGCAGATGTATTACCAGCGAATCCAATGAAGCACTTGTCTACACCAAACATATTCTGTGGAACACTGCCTTCTAAGGAGAGTATTTTACTACTCCCCTTAAACTTGTGATTGCCCTTGGTAAATTGCAAATCACAGGCAATGGATTTATGAGCCGTGCTGGCTACTATTGTTGTCATTTATTGTTGGAAGTCCAAATCCAGTCATCGTATTCTCATTATCAAAAGTACGAGTTGGTTCAATTAATCCAGGTTCCCCAGGAACAATCGCAAACCTGCATGTTACCAACCACTCTTCTTTATCTAATTCAAAGTCCATACTCTTATTCCAAGTAGGTGCTCTACGTAAATAGACTCGATTAGTAGCACTAAGGAGCTCTAGCATGGCTTTCATTGTGGCCTGGGCCACTTCTGCCTCTTTTTTAGAGTCTACATAAACTCCGACTACACTTGGGGTAATTGTTTTATACTCCATCATCAACCCAATCACTCCCCCAATTACTTTCTGAACATAGGCGTGTATGCCCTAAGATACCTCGACATTCCTTACCCCCCACAAGAGCCTCCTTTCCCACTGATTTCGCAAAGGTCGTGTTCCTGGTAGACAATCCCTCGATGCTTGATGGCGTCTTGGTAGGCAACTTCGGTGATGGGTTGACCTCCTCGACTTCCATCTGGATAGCATGTGAACCCGCGAAGTCGGGGTGCATACTTTGCAAGTACCTCCGCAAAACGGCCAACTTGCCCCTCGTTGTTCTCCCTCGTGCCCCAAGCTGGGAGATTAATTGTAGAGGAAATTGACATGTCAACGTAATCTTGAATGTCTGCTTGGAATTTAATTCGTTGTTCATAGTTGCTGCTCAGCTTGTAGGCTGTGTCTATGGAGTTTGGATCAACTCCGGTTTCTTGGATAATCCGCTCTGCTGTGGCATCGACGACATATTCGTATTTCCATTGTGTTCCGTCGGTAAGGTAACGCCTTTTGTATGCCACTGCAAATAGAGGCTCAATTCCCGTTGTAGTTGACGCAAGGATGCCAATTGTGCCTGTCGGGGCAATTGCTCGGTAAGCAACCGGACGCGAGATATAAAACCTGTCACAGTGCTCATTAGCTGCTCGTTCGGATTCATCTCGATACACCTCCAACCATTGTTTTAGTTCAGTGGTAACTTCATAAAGACTTCCTTTCTGGAGAAGCCACTCGTGGATACCCATAAGTCCAAGCCCGAGTCGTCGGTTCTTTTCACGTACCTTATAAACTTTATCGTAGGGAAGGTCTGCTCTAAGCGTTCCGCAGACCAAGAACTTGGAAGCCAAAGATACAACACTTTTGAACTCTTCGAGGGATCGGATATTCCCGAGGTTAATACTCCCCAAGTTGCACACGTCGGAGTCATCTTCGCTAGTGACCTCAGTGCAGGCGTTTCTAAGAGTTTCATTCTGTTTCCTTCCAAAGTTAAAACTAAACCCGGGTTCTCCTGTTTCCATAGCTTGACGTACATTCTGCAGAAACACTGGGTTACTGGCTAATGTATTATCTTTAAACTTGCCATGGGTGTCTTGTCCGTATGTCCAAAGAGCAGCGTCATCGTAATTGACGCTAATGTTGGTCATATCCAACGGAGCCGGGAAGTTGTAGTTTTGCTCCTTCAGAGCCCTTATTTCAGGGGACCAATTCTTTGCTCTAAGGAATTCAGGAATGTCCTCATGCTGCCAATTGAGGCTCGCATAGATTGCACTGCGACGGCTTCCCCCCTGCATAACATTCCGTCCAATTTCATTGATTGCCGCAATGAGGGGGATAGGTCCAGAAGCGACACCACCAGTTCGTGATAGAGGTTTTCCAGAAGCACGTAGTCGGCTGTAATCAGCCCCAATACCACCGCCAGTCATTAAACATGACATAGCCCTCCATGTTAGGTTGCTCCACTCTTCTCGGGTGTCTTCTTCTGCACGCAAGAGGTAACAGTTATTGTACGCCTTATACGGTCTACCTGCGTAGTAAAGGTAACGACCTCCGGGAAGAAATCGCATTTCTTTAATATGCTGCGCAAGCTCTCGCTGATCACTCTCTGACATGAGTGCCGGTAGACTTCCTCCTCTTGTTCCGCAGACATCGGCCACAACTCGCTCGGCAAGAGCATCCCATGAGTCATTGACGCCCTGGGCGTATTTACCTCGAAAGATTCGTTCGGCAAAACTTGTTTTAAATCGTTCAATTCGCATTAGTCCTTAATTCCTTGTGTGTTAGTCGGTGGCAATTGGAACAGAGTAAGATACATTTCTTAACTTCAGTAAAGAACCTATCCTCTCCGATTAACATATTTTCACCAATAGTTACTTCTTTTTGTGTTGGATCAATATGATGGAAGTCGTAACACACAGGATCAAACTCTTGATTACAGCGTTGACATTTTCCACCAAGCATTGCGATTGCTTCTAATTGTCGAGCTTCTCGTTTAGCTCGTGTTTTTTGAGCCACTAACTCTCGATTTTTATTTCGGTACTCTTTTTGATACGCAATATATTTTTCTGGGTTTGCTTGGTATCTATCCCTAGTCTCTTTTAAAATCTTCTCTCTGTTCTTCTGGTAATACTCCTGAGTCGTCACCATCAATAAATTCCTTTAAAATTTCCAAATGTTCTTTGTCTTCTTGAATACGCTTACGGAACCGGACACTCTTTGAGTGATTCAAAGACATGTCCTGGTTCTTTTCAGATTTCTTGGTTGTCTGCTGCTTTTTCATATAGCTTGTCAATGTGGTCATCCACCTTATCAATGAAAGCATCAATAAGGTCTTCGCTAGTTATTTCTAGTAATTCGAGAAGTGAGATTTCATCTAGCTTACGAAGGGTTTCAATCAGCTCCAGTCGGTTCATTTTCCAACACCTCTATTTTCTTTTGAATGAAATGAGCGGCTTTCTTTAAGTCCTCAATACCACCTTTATGCCGCCAGCGTGCTAGATATTTTACTGCAGTTCCATCAAGGTAGCCCAATCCCCAGGCAGTGATGACATCCCAAGGCTCATAATTGGTAAACTGTTTATAGTGTGATCCGGCAATTTGAATGTCATTGGCTTTAACGCTCATCACCGTTCCCTTTGAGTACGCCACGAGCCCTCCGATCTTCTAGCTTCCTAACATTCATTTGTGCTATGGCATCCAAACCAAACCCCAACTCTGAAGCACATGCTGTGACGTAGAACAAAACATCACCAAGCTCTTTAGCAGCAAGGGGGGCATCAAACACTCCATCACGCAAATACTTCTTCACCTTCTCAGAGTACTCACCACCCTCCCCAACAAGGCCAAGGGCAGTGTAAGCAAGAGCTTCCTTACTACCAGTTTGCTTCCCTGGATAGATGGTCATGCCCTTTACAAAGGATGTGTACTCGTCAAAATTCATAGATACTTTTCTTTCAAATAATTCAGTGAAACAAACATCGGGTGGTAATGCCCCTGATGTACTTCATGCTTCATCCATATACCTCGGTCGTATGTGTTGCCTTGTGGGCCTAAGTAGTCTTCATTGTGTTCATAACAACTACCACAGAAGAGCCCTAATACTGGTCGTCCGTCTGCTGCGACTTCTCTATGCATGTCCCAGTTTTGAACGTGTCCCATGGTGCAGGACATGTGTTTCCGCTGAACAAGCATTCTAGCTGAAGCGACAGGGCGACCAAGAACACCAGAGGTAAAGTAGTGACAGTAAGCAACACCGTCGATAACCACAGGCTGCAAGAATGGAATAACCTCCCAACCAAATTCCTCATACTTTAGGTCTTTGATTGAGATGGTTCCATCAAGCTTTGCATCGTTTTGGACCACGCGCTCGATGCGGTTTTCATGGTTGCCCATTGTGAGTACAAGCCTGGGTACATATTGCGAATGCTTTGTCTTACGCATTTTGGCATTATAGTCGCTGATCGGTGCCAAGAGTGCTTCCATGCCCTGATGTGCTGCCTGAATGTCGGCTTTATATCGCCTACCTTCAAAGTCTCGCTTGCCCACATCATAAGAAGACAAACTAGGCATATCCGCAAAATCCCCGATACAAACCACCACATCAGGCTTTTTGGATACAATGTAGTTTCCAATTGCGCGTAAGAAATCTGTGTTATCTCCAGGTCTAATCTGACAGTCAGGCAGAATGAGGTGGCGCATAATCGTATCTTTCTAAGTAATTAATTGCTTGAGCGAGTCTCAATTTATCCTCTTTAGCGTTTCCAATTAAAAAATTACAGTGACTACAAAGTAGTCCTCGCACTTGTCCTGTGCTGTGGTTATGGTCAATATGAGTGGTTCTTCCTGGAATTAATGGATCAAGACAAATATCACAAAGATTTTTTTGGTCTTTAAGTGTGTCTGTATACCACTGTTCTGTTACACCATATCGTTTTAATCTTCGGCGATGCTCAGAAGCCCTTCCGATTTCTTTAACTTTTTCTGGGTCTTTTGATCTACGACGACGTTGTGCTTCTAGTTGCTTAATATAATAACTAGGTGGCCGAGGTCTGTTCCAGCCTTCCGGACATTCTTCTTTTTTTGGGCCTGGTTTCATTGCATTGTTAATGGGAGTTCCATTTGAGGATCTTCTTTCTTAGTTGCCACAGCATAAGTAGCCATCATCCCTGAGGCAGTAAGAAAGTTAATGGCAAACTGTAGTAGGCTTTGAGCCTCTTCTGGACTAACTAGTTGGGTAAGCTTGACACTTCCGTCATCATTAAATACTGGCACTTCAATTACTTTCATTTGTTCTCGTCCTTTGTTTTCTTTTTATGACAAGGTTTACATAGCGTTTGATAGTTTGACCTATCACAAAACATACGCTCAATGAAAGTATTCCAATCTACGAATCCCACCTTGGGGTCCACTACAGGAATAATGTGATCTACTTCCACGTCTTTGTTAGTAAACTCTTTCTTGCATAGGTTACACTCGTAAAATTGAGCTAGTCGGCCAGAGGCAGGATTAATTTTCTTTTCTGTCTTTGATTCTTCTAGCGTCTTGAACTTAGCGGGCCACTTACGTGACCCCCATCGCAGAGTATTTACAATGAATCCGTGCTTTCTTCCTTTTGTCCAGTCATCCAAGCTGACCACCTTTCTGTTACGTCGTCATTCATTTTACGCCAAATCCATAGACACTTGGCATTGACAGCCATCTCTTCGTAACACGAATAGAGGTCAGATATAGCATGAAAGCGTTCTTCTTCGGAGGGATACTGTAGTAGCAGCTTGTGGGCCGCGACAGGACCGCATCCTCTAACTCCTTTGATATTGTCAGTACCGTTGTCACCAACAATAAGCTGATAATAAAAGTTAAACAGAGCTTCGTCATCAGTTACCTCATAATGTTCTGGGGCTCTAACGACTTTACCAAGGCGGGTGATACCCCAATGATAATGCAGCCCTGGAATCATGTTAATGTCTTTGTCGATGTGAGCAATAATGCTCTCACCTGGATGGTGTTCACATTGTCGAACACCAACCATATCATCCGCTTCACAACCATCAGCTACATTGGCCTGCCAAGCAGTTTGTAAGTGCTCTTTCAGAGGAACATACCACTTAGGGATATGCTGTTTCTTACGTTGTGCTTTGTATTCAGGGTAAATATTATACCTGAAATTGGCGTTGCCTGTCAACCATAACTCATATTCATCTGCTTGGGTGTCATCTAGGATGCGACGAACCATGTCATCACACCTACTCTGAGCTACCCAAAACTCCTGGTCATCCGAGGATGCTGCAGAAGCAAACGCTACTGAGTCACTATCAATAAGGGTTTTCATACCTTCATACTTTCTGTCCCATGTTCTGTGGTGTAGTGTACTTCTGCAATACCGACAGAACGAATGAGCGACATGCAAGCACTACAAGGGCGAGCAAGGCCAACAGCCCCGCCTCTAGTAAATCTGGTGACGTAAAGCTCTGCACCACTTAGGTCTTCCAACCTCCGTTCTTTAAGTAGCTGTAAAATTGCAGCAGCTTCGGCATGAAGAGTGTTAGTTTTTGTGACACTGCTTGATCTAAGCTGGTTAAACCCTGTTGCAAGTATTCGATGACCTTTGACAATTGTCGCTCCTAGTTTGTGCTGACCGTGTTCGCTTTTAGCTGCCTGCTTAAAGGCAATTCTAAAACTCACGTTTTAGTACTCACGCATAATCTCTATGTCTGTGTTTCTTAGTTAGGGTGACTCGTACATACTTACCCCCATCGGGGGCGTATTTAGAAACACACCTAACCGTAACACCATGAACCCAGGCCCAAGCATGGGCCGCATCAATAATATTCTTAACTGCTTTGCCGTGTAGGCTGTCAGTCTCCACCCAATCACCTGTTTGGGTTAAATGGACGGAGAAAGCATATTTATCAGTTGGAAACTTCCCCGTTACTTCCGTAGGTCGTTTCCATTTACGCTGCTGCTCAATACGGAACATCCTTAATTTCCGGATTAGCAGCTACCAAGTCTTCTGCTGTGTCGTCACTATATACAAAGTCCACAAATTCTTGGGCAAGAGCAACAATGTCCTCTGCCTTAAGGGGTGCCTTAGCACCGGGGGTTAACGCAGCAACCGCGTTGGAGATAGAACTCTGACGAACAATGTGTAGCTGACGTACTTGACGCTCCTCACGGGTTTCATACTGGCTTACAGGAGATTTCCCTCCGGTCACACTCTTACCACCTGTGGCAGCGGGAGCTGAGTCATCAGCGACTACAGGCTTGCATGAGGCCCATTGGTTGTAACCAGCATCATTCTTAGTGATTTCAACTTCAATTTCCTGTCCAGGGGACAGTTTCTGTACAATGGCAAACACATCAGGATTAGTAAAACTCATCATGGTTTGCTGCATGTTACGACCATTACTGGTGTAGGTTACCACAGCCTTAGAATAACGGGTCTTACCCTTAACAACGTTCTCTACGTTTACTTCTTGAAAAATTACTCGCATTTGAAATCCTTT